TAGCACCTGAACTTGCCAAAATGGCAACGGCGCAAATCAGTAATATGTATCGCTACATTAAACAAAAATTTGCCTTAATAAAGGCCGGTATTTACTAGAGCATATTGATTATTTTGTGCTTTAACAAATTAGAATCCTGAACATCAATGTACCTTAACCCCCCATTTTATAGATAGATCTACAAATATTATTTTAAAGGAGAATATTTATGGCTTTAGAGCAAGATATCGCCGAGTTAGTCACGGCGTCAAATAATTTAACACAAGTTGTTGATAATAAGATTCAAAATATAAATTCAGAAGTAGTGCATGCTAAAAATAAATTTGATAATTGGCTAAATACACGTCATGTAGGATTTAGTTTAGTTGATTCATTATTAGATCATAGTAATGACTATATTACTATTCCTCCAAGATTTAAGACAATTGAAGAAGCCGAAGCTTTTAGATTTAACACTGCGGATGATTATGCGCCAACAGATGAAACAAAAGAAATAAAATATTATGCTGATGTTTACTTAAAAATGCCCGGTAGTTTAAATTGGTTTTCAGAACCTTCGCCAACACAGTTCACTGGAAAAAAATCAGCATATGGAAATATAGCAATTGGAACTTTACCACACCCTAACCCAAAACCGGTAAATCGCATGGCGCTTTTGATGAACAGAATTGGCGCACATCATCAATGGATGACTACACCAGATCCAATACCTAATTATTCACAACCACGAGTATTATTTAATAATGGTATAAATGCTAACCGTGAAGTCAAAGGTCAATCATGGGGGATCACAAATTATGACGATTTGATGGCATTTCATGAAAATGAAGCTGCGGGCTCTAGTCCCGGATTTTCAACAGTTAGAGTGATAAATCTTGGACCATATCCTATGCATTTAAAAGGTTTTTGGATTGTTAACCATGGCTATCAAAAGGAGATAAATTAATGCAATTAGTTAATAAAACAACCGGAATAATTGAGTTTGACGGGCCACTGGATAAATTCTATGGTGTTACAGCGTATCAACATAATGAGGTTAATGCTGAATTTGAAATTATATTATCAGCACAAGAGCAACGAGATTATTTAAGAGGGGAGATCGCGAAAGACGCAGGAGATAACCTAAGTTTATTAGGCACAACCTCAGATACAGTTCATATCTTATTATATGAACTGTCACGGTTTATGTTCAAACTAAATACAGCACAAACATTAGCTGAAATGCGTTCTGCTGCGTCACCTATTAATACTCTAATAGGTAATATTCATAAAAAAGTGGATGATGATGTGATTCAATTACCATATCAAGCTAAAGGCATCGATCAAGTTATATTTGATATTGAAAACAGAGCAACATCCGTCGCGAAAATATTAACTGATAACAACTAATACACACCTTAGCTTTAAAAATACCTTTTAGGTCATACTTGACCTGTTTCTATTAGTAAAAAAAAGTATGATTAATCTATGCTAAATACTTATTTAGTATAAACATTTCCCCTTGTTTCAGGCCCTATAACATAATGTTATAGGGCTTTTTTATGTCTTTTAATTTTTGAAAATCAGCATAATGCGAGTATTTATATCTGCTGCCGATTTTTCATTTAACAACTTAATGGAGTTAAATATGGGTCAGATAGATTTTGCGGCATTACCACCTGCTGATATTATTGAACCAATAGATTTTGAACAACTATACCAAGAAAGAAAACAACGTTTTTTAGCAATCGCACCACAATACGCTGAAGCATTAACCTTAGAAAGTGATCCGCTTGCTGTTGTTATGCAAACTGAAAGCTATCGTGAAATGTTACTTCGCCAACGTATCAACGAAGCTGTACATGCCAATTTATTAGCAACTGCCACAGGTACTGACTTAGATCATTTAGGTGTATTTTATGGCATTAACCGTTCTGGAAATGAATCTGATGACGATTTTAGGATACGAATTAGAGATAGAACCATAGCATCAAGTACCGCAGGTAGTAAGGCACATTACCGTAGCCGTGCAATTGAAGTAGATCCTTTGGCCATTCGTGATGTTGAGATCGATAGTCCAATTGAGGGGGAAGTTCGTGTTTCTGTACTGGTCCGTACTGGTCACGATATCGCAACTGTTGTTAATAAAGTTAAAGCCAGAGTCAATTCTGATGATGTCAAAATGCTAACCGATACGGTAACTGTGGTATCTGCTGAATTAATCACTGTGCCAGTAGTGGCTGATATCCACTTACAAGCAAGTACTTCAAGTTTGGTTTATGAAAACTTAAAACCACAGTTATTAACTATATGGGAAAAGTCAGCAAACTTGGGCTGGGACTTAACACCAAGTTGGTTAAATGCGCAGTTACATAAAGAAGGCGTTCGACATGTAGAACTTAAAACTCCAACTAAATTACTGTCTATTGCTTCAAATCAGTGTGCGGTTGCTGGTGAAATTACGTTGAACTTAATATAGGAATTTTCATGACTGTATTACCCCCCAACACAAAACCTTTAGTACGTACACTAGACAATATCAATAAGATGCCAACAGAGATAGATGATGCTATTGGTCAATTACATACCTTAAAGTCAGAACCTTCAAATAATTTATTACATTGGTTAGTATGGGAGTATGGTCTTGAAGCCATTTTACCTTATAGCCATGATTTAAAAAAAGTCCTTAAAGATGGTTTAAGTTGGCAAAGAATTCGCGGTACACCTCAAAGCTTAAATTTAGCCCTAGGTTGGATAAATTTAAATAATGTAAACATAGAAGCAGAGCCTCCAGGCAGGCATTTTTATGAATATCAACTTGAAACCGGGAAAATTCCCGGTGATAAAGATGTTTCGCGTATATTAAACTTAGCGAAGCTGTCAGCTCCTACACGTTCAAAGCTTTCGCGACTTTATCATAATTACGACATCAGAAAGCTAAATTTATCACAAGGCGAATTTGGTCAATTATTATCTGATTATTCTGGTACTTATTTTTATGATGGTGAATTTACAGCAAGTAAGGTGAGTTTTGCCCGTGATCACAAGGTACATTTTACTTATCAAGCTGTAAATAATGGAATCAAAAGTCAGCTAACTCATAAGCGTCAAAGGAGTTTGTCGTATTCATATCTTAAAAAACAAGTGCTTAGCAAGTTTGTTTTTGGTGACTGTTTAAATAAAGGTTTTTCAAGTGATGTGATCGATAATAGACGTCACTCAGCTTTAATGTTATTAGGTGCTAGAACTTGGTTAGGTAGTTGGGGTGATGTTTCCTGGTCAAATGCCCGTTATGGTGTAGTTGGTATTAAAAACACTGAAAATTAAAAGTATATAGAATTGAGTTATATCAATTCTTTTAAGTTAATGATCAAATATAAATGAGCTCATACTTAATGGAATTGGTATTCGGTCATACTTGACCTGTTTTGTTCCATGAATATCAGTAATATACACCTATACTTGAAACAGACCTATAATAAAGTTTAATGCAAATATCTATTTGAAATATTTGATTAAACTGTTTTTAATCAACATGGCTTATATCACCAAAGAGAATACTAAAATACTAAAACTTAATCTTGTTTTTCTACAGGTTAACGAAGCCTGAATGTACCCTTGTTGGAAATTGCATTTAAAGAACAATATATTTATTGAACCCGCATTTTGCGGGTTTTTTATTGGCCAAATTTCGGCCTGAATTTTCGGTTAACGACCGTTTAAATCATTAAAGGAGCACACAAATATGGCCATTTTAACGCAAAGCGGTCGTACAGCACTGGCTAAATCGATTGCCAGCCAGTCTATTTATATGGGCTGGGGCAAAGGTCAAAGTGAATGGGGAGAATCTCCTCCGCAAGAGTCAATTACAAGTAATAAATTGTTTGATGCCGTAGGTTATCGCAAAGCCACAACTGTTGCTTATTGTCAGCTTGATGATGATGGCGACATTGAACTTGCAACAGGGCGTTTTAAATTATCAGACTTACCAACGAATCACTTGTATTTTAAGTTTAACTACGATTTTGAAGATGCATTAGGTGAAACCTTGAAAGAAGTATCTGTAATGGTCGGTACTGAACCTTTAGATAATAACCCTGATGGACAAAGGTATTTCACGCCCCAACAGGTTAAATCAACTGGCACTTTATTACTGTTAGAACACCGTAGACCTTTGTTTAGAGATCAAGGTGTACGTGAATCATTTGAATTTGTTGTGTCATTTTAAGGTGACTGAAAATATTTTAGCGGAGTAAGTATGCTTAAAAATTATTATGAAAGATTTACCCCAGAACAAGGGTATGAAAAGTTATTGTTTCGCTCAGGTAAAGGGTTACAAAGTGCTGAGCTGAATGACATGCAAGCTCAAATGCAGCATCAGGTTAAAGGTGTTGCAGATGCCATTTTAAAGGATGGTGATTTAACCACTGATGGTGATGTTTTAATTGATGATAAAACAGGTCAGGTAAAGCTGGGCGAATGTGCCATATATTTACGTGGGCAAATACGTAATATCGCACTAGCTGAATTACAAATAGCCACAAATGAGCTCTTATATTTAGGTGTTTGGTTAGCTGAAGTTGTGGTCAGTGAAATAGATGATCCAAGTTTACGAGACCCCGCAATAGGAGCGCATAACTTTGACGAGCCTGGTGCTGGGCGTTTAAAAATAACTTGTCAGTGGGGACTTGTTGGTGATGATAAAGTTGGCAATTTTTATCCAGTTCATAGAGTAGACAATGGTGTTTTAATTGCAAAACAACCACCACCGCAATTAGATGCAGTGACAGTCGCCCTTGCACGTTACGACAGAGAAGCAAACGGTGGGAGTTATGTTGTAGATGGCATGGACTTAACTTACCGTGGTATTGATGAATCAGATCAAGTATTTAGTTTGGCCGAAGGTAAAGCACATATCGAAGGGTTTGAAGTGGCGTTTCCAACATCACTTCGTAAATTATTTTCAGCCGATCCTGACCTACAAACGGTATTAGATGAACCTCATAGGTTTAGCCCAGATGAACAAGGTAATATGCGCATTGATTTATCTTTTACACCTGTGCATTCAATTCAAAGAGTTGATGCCACTTTAGAGGTTACAAAAACTTTAACCCATGGTGGATTTGAAGGTGCAAAAGATCCTTTACCAGATCAAGCTGTTTTAGAAGTTGTATCCATTACTCAGAACCAAACCAGTTATCAGCAAGGTATCGATTTTCAATTAACTCAAAATCAAATTGACTGGAGTTTAAATGGTATTGAGCCAAGCCCAGGTACAACCTATACCATAATATATCGTTATCGTGATCAACTTAGTGCTAATGCTGATGAAACCGGCTTTACGGTATCCAATCTTGTTTCGGGTAGTTTAGTTACTGTTGATTATCAATGGAAAATGCCGCGAATTGATTTAGTGTCACTTGACAGTCAAGGGCAAGTACGTCGTATTAAAGGTGTGCCAAATTCATATCAGCCAATAGCACCAAAAGCGCCTGAGAGTCAGTTGATTTTAGCCCGTATTTCTCAAAACTGGTCAGGAACAGGGATGCCAGAAGTGAAAAATATGGCTGTGCGTTCTGTGCCTATGTCGGCGTTAGGTGAAATGCAGCAGCAAATCGGCGACTTGTATGAGTTATTATCGATTGAAAGATTGCGAAATGATGCAAACTCACAAGAACCAGCTGCAAAACTAGGTGTATTTGTAGATCCATTTAACGATGATGATATGCGAGATCAAGGCTTAACTCAAAATGCAGCGATCATAGATGGTGAATTATTATTACCCGTAGATGTTGCTGTAAATGAAATTGTTTTACCAAATGATAATAAAGCGCTGACACTAGATTACCAAGTTGAAATAATTCTTGAGCAAACAATGAAAACTGGGGTCATGAAGGTCAATCCTTACCAAGCATTTGAGCCGGTTCCAGCACTTGTAACACTACAACCCGCAGTTGATCACTGGACAACTACATCTCAAGTATGGACTAGTCCTGTAACACGTAGGATCACTCGAGGCGGCGGTGCCGTAAGGCGTACCAGCTGGGTTCAAAGTACTGAAGTATTATCAAGAAGCATTACTGCAGCTGAATTTTTACGATCAAGAAGTGTTAATTTTGAACTAAAAGGGTTTGGTCCAAATGAAAGTTTAAAAGAGATCATTTTTGATGGTGTGGCAGTTAGCGCAGGAGAACAATCATGAGCACAGCAAGTGTACTAACAGCAAATAATATAGGTG